ATATAGACATACTTATTTAGATGTAGAACACTTATTACCTAAACACTTGCTTGATGAAATAAACCTAATTAAAGAGTATGACTATGCACAATATAGAGTTGAGTACTTGGGTGAATATGGTATGAGTGCAAGTAGTATCTATAAGAAGTTTAACTATGATGATGTTGCTATTGAAGAAATAGATAATAATGATATAAATGTTATATTAGGTGGTTGTGATTATGGTGATAGTGATGCTTTTGTGTGTACTGCAAGTGGAATAAGTGCTAACTTTGATAAGGTACAAGTAATAGATACTTTCTACCATAAGAATGGTGTTAGTCCTATGATGAAAGATGTAAACGACTATGTTAAAGACTTCTTTGACTTCTATGAAGAAATATCACTTAAATATAACAAAAGAATAAGAGTAGAGATAGATAGTGCAAGTTTATCATTCATTAAAGTAGCAAGGAGTTATCAAGCACAAAATGGTGGTAGATATAAAGATATAATCATAGAGGGAACTAATAAGAAAAGGAAGATTAGTAAGTATGGTTATATAGAAAGTAGAATAGTATTGACTAACTTGCTAATAGGTGCAGGAAGATTAAATGTTAATAAGAAGTGTACACAACTATTAGAAGCTTTTGAGTTAGCACAATATAACAACAAAGGTGAGAGAGTAGATAATGGTACAAGTGATATAGATAGTTTAGATAGTTTTGAGTATAGTATATTATATGTATTAGAAACATTATACAATGCTACACTTAATAGAAAAGGAGAGTAATGAATATAAAGTTATTAAATGAAGTATATAAAGCACAAAGTGGTAATTGTAAGAATATGAGTGATTACTACTTAACTTGGAATGACTGGTATAAAGGTAATGTAGACAATTTCCACACTTATAACATGGTAATTGGAGACAAGCAAACTAAATGTCATAGGAAGACAATGAATATGCCTAAAAGGGTATGTGAAGAAATGACAACACTAACATTAGGAAATGAAGTTAATGTATCATTCACAAGTGAAGATATGGAAAAAGCAATGTTAGTACAAGAGCAAGTGGAAGATATATTAGAGTATAATTCTTTTAATCAGTCATTCTATCCATTTATAGAGAAAGGTTTTGTATTTGGAATTGGAGCAACTATTGAGTTTTGGCAAAACAACCAAATAACATTAGACTTTATAGATGCTGATAGTTTAGTACCACTTGAATATGAGAATAAGAAGATTACAAAGTTAGCGGTAGTATCACAAGATAAAAAAGGTGATAAAGAATATATCAACACTATATTCATACACTCAATAATTGGTTTAGATTACCAAGTTGAGAAAATGACATATAAGAGTGAGTGCAGTAGTTCAATAGGTAAACTTATTAAAGAATTAGATGAGCAAGGTAATGTAATTCCAAATGAAGTAGTATATGAGAAGAATGCTAAACCAAGATTTCAATTCTATAACTTACCAATAGGAAATAACATTGATATTCATTCACCATTAGCACCAAGTGTCTTTGCTAATAGTATTGACAAGTTTATGGCAATAGATGAAGTATATGATAGTTTAAGCAATGAAATTGTATTAGGTAGGAAGAAAATATATATGCCTAGTTCATTTGTAGGTACTAAATTTGACCCAACTACTGGTGAAGCAGTTAAGTATGTAGATACTTCACAAGGTATATTCCAAGTTGTAAAAGGTAATGGAGAGAATGATAAGATAGAAGAAAGTAATATGACATTAAGAATGAGTGATCATAACCTTGCATTAGACATGCACTACAAAGCTTTATCAAGTGATTTAGGACTAGACAACAACTACTTATCATTAAATATGACTGGTTCAGCAAAAACTGCAAAAGAGATTAGGTTTTTAGAAAGAAAGACTGAAACTACAAAAGCAAAATATCAAGCAATGTTCTTACAAAATTTAGATGAAATGATAGAAGTAATATTAGAAATGTTAGAAATAAGTGGAGTAGATTTTCAAGTATCACTAAACTATGGAATTATAGAAAGTGATGATGAGAAAGCGGGAAGACTTTTAAATGAGTATGCAAGTGGTTTAATAAGTAAAGAAGAATATTTAAGAGAAGTAAAAGGTTGGGATGAAGAAAAGATAAATCAAAACAACAATGAATTAGATGGACTTATTGAACCAATGGTAGAAGAAGATAGTGTAGAAGATAATATGCAAGATACTACTACAAATTAAGGAGTAATATGAATGTATCTAAAAACTATTATGAGAACCAAACAAGGAAAATAAAGCAACTAACTAAAAGACAAGATAAAGAGTTGAAAGACTTATTAGAGAGCATTTTAGGTAGCATAGAGAGTGATATAGACCCATTAGAGTGGCAAGCGCAAGCAATGATGAAAAAGGGTGAGTATGAAACTAAATCAAAGGTCATAATTGATAAATATACAAGAATGATAACCAAGGAAAATGATAGACTAATTAGATTTAATGGTAATAAGTTTGGTTATGCTTGGGATGGTAAGTTTAGGGAGCAAAATGAGTGATTATATTAGCAAGAAAGATAGTGTAGTTAATCTAATCATAGCAAGAGAGATAGCAAAGTCTAACACATTACTTCAAGCAAATGCTAACCTATTAAGAAATAGAGTAGGTCAAGAGTATGCAAGAATGGTCTTAAACACATCAAATAGAGCATTAAATAGTTCACTTGATAAAGAAGTTAGGAGAATGCTTAAAGGTGTTAAAAACAACCCTATAACAATAAATATAAATGGTAGGAATTATGACTATGCAAAGTATACAAAGAATGCAGTAAGGAATACCATTAAAGAGATAGCACAAGAGAGTGCATTAGGTAGATTACAAGAAATGGGTGGAGATTTCATAATATTTTCAGAGCATAGTGATGCAAGGGAATTATGTGAAGAAGACCAAGGAAAGATATTCTCAATGAGTGGTGGAAGTGGAACATTACTTGACTGGGATGGTAGTGAAATAGATTACTATGATATAAATGATAGTAGTTATGGAGATGTAGCAGGAATAATGGGAGCAAATTGTAGGCATCAAATGAACCCATACTTTCCAAAAGAAATCTTATCATAAAATGTGGGTGGTTGCATTTCCCTTTGGGTTAGTTGGTGTGTAGGGTTATTCAATAGGTGGAATTCCTAACCTTTTAAAGTGTGAAAGCTTTATTTGGTTGAATAACTAGAAAGTCGGAATACTATAATATAGGAGAGATATGAAAAAAGAGCAATTACAAGAATTATTAACAAATGCAGGAGTAGAATTAAATGACAATATTAAGTTGGATGAAATCCACAATGGTGTAAATGACTTTGCAACTAATCTAACAAAAACAAAAGTTGATGAAGCATTACAAAATATTGATAAAAAACAATATGTAGATGAATTCTTAAAAGAAAAAGGTTATGAGAATGAGCAAGCATTTGAAACATTTGTGAACACTACAAGAGAAAACTTAACTGATTTAGACAAACTTAAACTTGACTTTGAAGAAAAGTTAAAAGGTTATGAAAGTAAAATTGAAGACTTATCACAATATCAAGCAAAAGCAAGTGAATTAGAAATTGACAATAAATTTATAAGTGCAGGAGTTAAAGATTTAGAATTTGCTAAATTTAAATACTCTCAAAATAAGGAAAAAGAAAACTTTGACTTTGACATTTGGTGAAGAGCAAGTTAAAGACAATGGTATTGGTAAGATTACACCACCACAAGGATCTAATATTGATGATTTAGCATCAAGAATGGGTTTAAGTGAAAGTGATTTAAAATAGTCCTAGGACTTTAAATAAGAAAAGGAGTGCAAATGGCACATACATTACAAGAAAGATATGCAGCATTAATTGATGCAAAATTAAGAAAAGAATTCCCAATTTTATCAAAAAATATTTTCAATAAAAATTATGAGGGAAACCCAAAAGCAGGAGCAGTTAAAATTCCTGTAAGAGATGGAGAAGTAGCAGTTGGAGATTACAACAAAGCAACTGGTAAAGCATTAACAACTGGAACAACAACTTATATCACTTTAACATTAGATAATGATAAAGCGGTAAATGAAATCATTGATGGATATGATGCAGCAGCATTACCTGACAATGTATTAGCTGAAAGATTAGATAGTGCAGCATACTCATTAGGTTTAGACCAAGAAGTATTCTTAACTGGTATTTTAGAAGCAGAGGGAGTTACAAGTGGAGATACAATTCCATCAACTGCAAATACTGCATATACTAATGTTGTAGCAGCAAGAACTGCATTATCAACTGCATTAGTACCAATGTCAAGAAGATGGTTATTAGTTTCACCTGAATTTATGGCATTATTATTAGAAGATGCTAAATTCCAAAATGGTTCAGAAATTTCACAAGGTATGTTAATGGAAGGTGCAGTAGGTAGAATTGCTGGGTTTGATGTATTTGAAAGTACTACATTAGATGCTAACACTGAATTTATTGCAGGACACAACCAAAATGCTAACTTTGTAGATGAGTGGTCAGTAATGCCATCTATCAACAACTTAACAAATGAGTTTATTGGTTCATCAGCAGTTCAAGGTAGAAAAGTATATGGTGCAACTGTATCAAAAGATGTA